CATCGCCTCCATTCTGTCAATCAATCGCTGATCCACCGCCTGCCAGTCTACTGCGGCTACTGGAACATTGGTAAAACCAGCCAGGGTAAAGACCGCGCGCTTTACGCACCGGCACTGGTAGTCGTCGCCGGCTTGCACATACTGCCCCCTGATATTCGCCATGTCTGGAGTTTTAGGCGTCCAGCTGTCCGGATCGCCGGTTTTGCTGTAAACGTTTACATTGTCGTACCGGCAATACAGGCCGTGCATACGGCGGTGGGTCTTTCGCACCCGCTGATCCCGGCTGGTATCCCAGATATACATGTCGATTCCAGCGTCACGATGCTGCCGCTCGGTGATCTGCGCGTTGAGTTTTGCCGTCTGGTCACGGGCAATGAGCATCGCGTGCCGTTTGCCCATGCCGTAGGCCTCGTTGATGTCGCGGGCGATAAACTCAACCCGGCGGCCCTCCATGTAGCTCTGATTCACGATTTCGCGCATACGGACCAGCGTGTTTTTTGGCTGCGTGACGATCAGGTCCACGTTGCGCGCAATCCAGGCCTGGATTTCCGCGCCTAAGAAGTCTCCGCTGTAGTAATCCTCCAGCAGGCTGATGCCCAATGTTTTTTGCATCACCCGATTCCACTCAGCGACGGTAAGCTTTCGGTTCATGTTGGCGATGCGTTCAAGGCGCTTGCGCACATCGTAGCTGAGCAACTTCCTGTTCCAGGATCGCTCCATTTCGTCCAGGACAGCGTTTGGCGTATTGGATATGGGATCATTAGGTCCAGGCGCCGCGTCCATCTGGAGCGGACCAAGGGCTCCCAGGGCATGCTTGAATTCCGGCATATACTCGCGCATTATCTTGTCGAAATCTCCCATGAACCCCCGGATGAAACGCAGGTACTCCCGCTCTACGCTGGAGGGGAACTGCGGGGCAACCTTGCTGACAAGGTGTTGCTTTCTCCGAAACTTCGGCTCAATGAGTGTGCGCAGAGACTGTTCGTACAGCTGGGTGTCCATGTGTCCTCCACGCGAAAAATTTGTGTTAACTTTTTGCGGGCGTTTGGGGTACAATACAGAAGGTTTTTATTTTTTCTCAAAAGCAGTAACCATCCATATAGCCCGCACCCCCGTCGTAATCTAATCGAACAACAGCTCGATTCCTAGTCGGCGTCGGCGTTCATGCCGCCCGGCATTTCCAGAAGATTTTCATCAGTCAGCTCATCCAGTACGGTGTCGATTTCCCATTCGCCCTCTTTTGCGAGAGCGCGGCGCACCTCTGCGGGGTCAAGCACGGTGGCGTCAATCAATGCCAGCGCGGTGGTTGCCTTGATCTGCTGTGTGGTTGCCCTCTGCTGGTCAATCTGGGCCTGTTCCTGCTCACTGACGACCTTCAGGGGGTTGAACTTGAGTTTGTAGTCCGGGATTTCGTCGATTAAACCGCGGTTGAGCGCGGAGGCCAGAATAATATCCACGAGTTTCAGAAACTCGCTTTTAATCTGCGTTTTCTGGATACGCTCGATAAAGGAATAATAGTTCTCCTGGTCGCTTTCCCCGGTGGCGTTCATCCCAGCAGGAGATCGACCAAACAACACAGTCTGCGGTATGTTCGTCACGGCGGAAAGCATATTGCAGGTGCTGTCGATGATCTCGTTGATCCCAGATAGCGTGGAGTTCTTAAACTCGAAATCCTCTCCCTCGGAATCAATGAACATCATCCCTGCGGAGGAAAGCACGAGGTTCAGGTCCAATGCCCGTTTGCGGACCATTTCCGCCCCCTCGTCCGTGTCCATTTTGTCCGCGAGGCCCTTCATCTTATAGACGGCCTGAGTGCACCGTTCCAGCAGCCGAACAGAAAATGTAGCGCTTGTAACGGCCTCCTGGAGTTTCTTCTCAATCCTCGCGTATTCCGGGACGCCCCAGAAGCGGTATATCATGTTCGAGGTGCGCTCCGGCATTCTCCCGCCGCGGAACACCAGGCAGCGGCTTTCGTGCACACGGAAGTGTCTGTACTGGCTATACACGTCATAGAATTCCGGCTTGCCGAACTTGCTGCGCCCGCGCTTCGTGAACATGTCGCCGGCCGTTCGGTACATGGAATTGTAGTCCGGCTGTACCAGTGATCGGTCGAAAATCAGTAGATCTTCCACGCTTCGAATGTTGGCGTAGTCCAGGGGCTCCTCCAGGCTTCCAATTCCGTCGTCCACCAAAATAACACCGAGCGCCCCACCGAACAGACGGTTCCACTTTACGGCGGAAACACATGCCTCATCCCAATCCAAGAAGTCCAACATGTCCAAGAGAAAACTTTTTATTTCCGCGTCTATACCATCGAAATCATACCCCCGCCGCATGGTCTCCTCGGCGGGCCGATCTATGATTTTCGAGAATACCCCGTTGCTTTCATACAGAAGGCCAAGCTCCGCGTCTGGGATAAACCCTTCCGCCTCGTAGGAATACCATGAGGAGGAATCTCGTTGCGTCCCAAGGCCAGTAAAGGTATTCACATAACCGTCGTTATTGATTGACACTTCGCTCCTCCCCCTCATTTGATCAGGCTTTCTAGGTTAAAGCTTGGGTAGCTCTCAATCTCGCCGAATGAACTGCTTGACGCGTCCACCATATCCTTGAACTTCCCTTCCGGGAATGATTCCAACTGCGAAAAGTAGGGGTCATTCCACGATCCCGCAAGCACGTCTACGTTTCCTCCCTGCCACTGAGCTGCAAAAGGCTCAGCGCGCGTTTCCTTGCTGCCGGATTCCAGCCGGGCCACAACATCAAACCCAGCCAGCATTTTGATATAGCTCTGTGCCTGCTCCTTCCCGGCCTGTCCGGGGTCTTGGGGCAAGCGAATGCGAACGCGCTTGTATTTCGCCTTGTCGGCCTGCGCGGTATGCTTGATGAGCTGCCGGACGTCATTCGCCGCGAGCCGCATGTTAATCACGTCAGCCACAACATAGCGGCCATTTTTGCGCTTTCCGATCAGCACCCCGGCGGTGCAGGCGGCCTCCCCGTTTTCCGCCGAGGAAGTCGCCGCCAAGTCCCAGGCGCGCACCCAGCGGATCACGTCGGCGGGTATAATCTCCAGAAAATCACCCACTTGCTCACGCTTGAAATACAGGCCTGCGGCGGGCTTGATCTTCCAGTTGCCAAGCAGCAGTCGCTCCTTATCCACCGTGGGCAGAGCCTTGAGATTCGCAAGGTACTGCGGGTTCTTCCTCAAAAGCTCTTGATTGTCGTGTATGGTGGACGCAATGAAGGTAAATGATTTCACATCAGCGGCAACGAACTCGGGATATACTTCCACAAGCTCCTGCGCAGAATCGCCCCATACAATCTCGTCATTGACGCGCAGGAAGTAACGGATCACACCGGAGCGCTCCGGGATTGGGTACCCCGCCTCCGGGTCGATCCACCACGAGATAAAGGGTGCGACCCAACTGTCCACATCAGGGTTGCACGTTGCACGGACATAGGGCATCACCCCGCAGGTGGAGCGGTTGCGAGAGAGCATATAGAAGAACTGGCTGCGCTCAAACTCGCACAGCTCATCGAATATGATTAGCGCAATTTGTGTGCCGTGCCAGTCAAAGACCGTATCCGCGTACTGCAGGTGCGCCATGGTGATCTTCGCCCCGCTGGGGAACGTCCACGATGGACGCGGGGAACTGCGCAGCTTCGCCCCCAGCATAGGGTAAATGGTCTTGCTGGTGTCGAGGATGGAGCCCTCAGCCTCAATAGACGTCATGGAACGTCGGAAAATCACCGCGCCGAAGCCCTTGACGTCAATGTTACGCAAGGGCTCTATCAGTGCGGCGTATGACTTGCCGCCGCCGGCCGCGCCGCCATACAGCACGATGTCGGCGGAAGAGCAAAGGAACATCTCTTGCGGGCCAGGCTGCGGGCCAAAGCTAATTTCTTCAACCTGTGGCATCCGGCTTTACCCCCCTACCGTTATCCGGGATGTAGACGTGAACAGCGTGTTGTACGATGGAGCCCTCCACCTCGCTCTTGACTTCGGACTT